TACGATGGGGACATCTACTTCAAGAACCAATGCGATGTCATCGCTTGGATTAAGAACGAAGAAAAGTGTGAAGGCGGTGTCCTTCACGAGTCAGAGAACGCCAAGCGAGTCACGATGTATGAGAACTACACCGACAGTCAATGGTTGGACTTCGCTTACAATATGGATATGGTTTATTGGACTGAGTGGACGGATGAAGATGAGTACGATTTCGAAGACGGGTTGCCGCCTCTCCACGATGAGAAAGAGTTGACCAAATTGGTGGAGACGATGAAGAGAGAAATCGCTGAAATGAAATCGCAAATCGCTGAACTGAAAGCAAAATGAAAACGTACCCAATCTTCCACCATCAAATGCAAAGCCCTTCGGGGTCTTGGGTTCAGTCCGTCAGCCACGAATCAGTAACGGACAGTCAGGATCGTCTCCAAGTTCTATGGCAAAAACAACTTGCCAAGTGCGAAGACTTTTCCGTTATTGACGACTTGGACGACCTCTTCGCCGAAGCTTTTGAGGCCCAAAGGGTGCGACCCGAACGGACGTACTTGACGCGGCTTCACTTGCACCCTACACGCGATGATATGAGGGCCTTCCTTGTGGAGCTCGCGGAGTCGCCCTACGCTCATCACATCGACGACGACTTGGACGACATCGTTTGGGGTTTTGATGTTAGAGATGAAATCATACGGCTCATCAATTTTAACGTTGAGGTAATTCGCAAGAGGATGAAGTGGGACGAAGCGTGGGACATCTTTGCGGATGCTTGGAGGGCTTACCAACGTGTAGACGACCTCAATGCCTAATCAGGATCACTCAGAATCATTCGCCTGCCCCGTTTATGGGGTGGGCTTTTTCTATAACAAATCACCGAGAAATGATTATTGAAATCATCACCCGCTTCGACGGGCAATGTTTTGAAACGAGTCGTCACATCCCAAAGGGTGTACGAGCTTTGTACAACCCAAAAACACGAACGCTTTGGACGTGGGAGAGTCAGAAGTACCAAACCTTTCGTGAGATGCTACCAGATCAAAAACACTTACCAAAACCTCAGGATCAATGAGAGGCGATGACGATTGGGAAATTGACCATTTTGGCGACGAAATGTGTGAGGCTTGTGATGGCTCAGGAGAGGTCGTGGAAGGGTGGGAGTACCCTGAGTACCTTACGTGTCGGCAATGCCGAGGTTCTGGACGTGTACGTGACTTCCTAGACGAAGCCGATGAAGCATATGAGAGAAAGAGAGATGAACGCACCTAATAAGTAACCCTATTCTATATCTATTTACTCTTGTATGTACCTCTTACCTACTAAGTAACCTAAGTACCTAGTAGGTATGAACCAAACGATGTGCGAAAAAAAAAATCAGGATCGGCCAGGCGTATGGGAAAAAGCACCTACCTTGCCTCCTACCAAAAAACCCCACAAATGATTAATTCCTTATTTGAAAGCATCCTCAGCGGTGCTCAACGTCGGCCTAAAACGATGACGGACTCTGACACGGAGTTTCAAACCTTGTACTCAAGTGTCAAGAAGATTCTTGTAGATCAAGACAGCATCTTTATGGTCGGCACAGTGATTGCAGCATTGGAACAAGCCAAGGTCAAGCACACTCATCAAGAGGTTCTTGAAACTTTGCACATCCTAGAGGATGTCGGTAAGGTCATAAAGATGGGTGAGGTGCAGGTTGGTGAAACAAGCCACAACCTTTACCTCTATGGTCAGTCGTAAGATTAGTCCCTACGTGTGGCCTGGCATTGATATGACTCCAAAGGATGTGCCGTTTGCGAACTTTCTATCCTCGGTGGCTGGCACATTGAGCTTGACCAGCGGTCAGATTTTAAGTCCATCGCGCGAACAATTATTGGTTGAGGTACGGCAGTGTATGTGGTACGTGCTCTACCACGAGGAGAAAAAAAATTACTCTAGGATTGCACGGATGTACAACCGCGACCACGCGACAGTGCTTTATGGAGTAAAGAAGGTCAACAATCTCTTGGGGATTGGCGACCGACAGATTCAGAAACGTCTTGAAACAATTTTATTTATTTACAAAAACATCCAACACTATGGACAAGAAGCGACGAATGATTGATTTGAACTTGAACCTTGCCAAACTAGGCGAGTGCAAGGAATACTACAAAGAAGGCAAGAAAGGCATCTACGTTGATGTGCGCCTGATTGAAATGGAGAACAAGGAATACAACGATATGATGGCCGTTGTGAAGATTCCCAAAGATGAGTATGACCAGGGCAAGCGAGGCGAGATTGTAGGATACGCGAAGGATTGGGATTTACACAATTCTCAGGGTCAAGGAGGTAAGTCCACAAATGATTTATCTTCTAGCAAATCGTTGAAGAGTGAGGACTTGCCCTTCTGATGGCAACAATCCGTCTCTCACTAGACGAACTTGCAAAGTTGCCGTTCAGAGAGTTAGATCTGTTGAAAGCTCTCGTAAAACTACACGCGGGACAAACAATGCCGAAAGTCATTCAAGATCTTAACTTAGACACGCAAACGGCCCAGAGCCTTGCAAGTTTTTTGGTAAGCGAAGGGGGGAGAGATCGTCTCCCTCTTTTGTTTGCCGAAGAGATAGAAGGTGCGCTCGACGAGTTAGTTCTCGAAGTGCAGCGAGGTATGAATCAACTCCTCGGCACTCAGTTCGCCTCACAAGACATCCGAAGAGCCATTGTGCAGTGGTACAACCGAGGGTACAAGGATGTGCAAGACTACGTGGATGTAGTGCGCGTAATGGCCGATGCCTGGCGGGATGAGCCAAAGCTGAAGATGCACCTACGTCCTGCCACTTTGTTTGGAAAAAAATTCGAGGAGTATCGTAACATAGCTATGATACAGAGTATGCCCGTGGATCGGGTGAAGTTTGACGATGAATTTACAGGCATATGATGTACACGAAAGAGATAAACGAATTAAAGCCAAGCATCTATGAGTTGCGTAATGAAGTCCGAGATCAAATTTGTGTCACGGGGGTCGAAGAGTTGGATAGCTTATTCATTCCACGGAAAGGCTATCCCTTGTTCATTGCTGGCGCGCCTCATCACGGTAAATCGCTATTTGTAAAGTGGTTGCTTACTGAATGGAGCGAACGATACGCTTGGAGGCATTTCATCTATATGGGCGAGGAAGGCGGTATCGCGGAACTTGCCCTCGATCTAGTCGAAATGCACGTAGGAGTACCCGCAAGAAAAAGGGATTGGCGCGGAGAAGAGCAAGAGCATATGACGGACTCGGAGTTCGAGGTTGCCTTGGATTGGGTGCAAAAGCATTTTGGCTTTTTCGATCCAGAGGCTTTCGAGGGGGAGTTTACGCCCGACCTTTTCTACGACGTAGCCTCGCAAGGCACATACGACACTACTGTTCTCGATCCGTGGAACGATGTAGGGAGAGACTTGCGTTCGAGTGGTGGAAGAGAAGATGTTTGGTTAACGAACGAACTCAAGAAGATTCGTCAGCACAGCCAAAAGAATGAGCGCATTGATGTAGTCATCAATCACATTGCAAAGCTGAATGCGGATGCGGTGACAAGCTCAGGCAAGAGGTATCAAAAACCCGCATTGCCTCAAGAGTGGGCAGGAGGTCAAGCCTGGTATCGTAGGGCTTTCACAATGCTTTTGGTGTATCGTCCTCCCGTCAACGAGATACTACGAGAGGGAGACCCGCCAACCCGCGATGGAGAGACTTGGATCATAAACCAAAAGACCAAGCCTAGGGGTTCTGGTCAACTTGGAAGAGCCAAGCTATTCTTGAATCGTAGCACAAATAGATTCGAGTCGTGAGAGTAACTCGACTGACCGACCTTGAGATGTGGGCTGATCGAGTGCGAGCTTCAGGCGTTGCTGAGAGCATCGAGTTGCAGCTAGAGATGGATGTAATCATTGACGTGCCACGAAGCCGTGAGGCATTGGTCAGGATCAATGAGGAGTTACGTTCCGTGCTCCATCAAGTGTACTATCTAGATCAGTTATTAGAATCGACAGAAATCATTTTGCGAGAAGAGAAGCGTATGAACCTTGAGTTAAAGGTAGAGAACCGAAAGGTTGTCGAAGAAAATGCCGAACTTGCAAAAGTGAATCGGAGACTGAAACAACAGATAGATAAGCTAATTAGCAATGGATGAATTTGAATTTGAGGCCGATTATGACGGGGTAGATGACAATGTGGAGATTTTGCTTGAAGATGCCTATGCCGATCCTGAGCAAGCATATCTATATCTAAGGATTCAAAGGAATGTTGACGAGGAGGGATTGGTTAGAACCTATGGCGATGAAGGTGAGGCAGGGGCAAACTGTGACTCCTTTACAATACTAACGAGTGGGACGATCGAGCAATACGCTGTGATGTTTCTACAACTCTTTGAATTAGAAGAGGCGTACATCGACGCGGTAGCCGCTGCCGTTAAGGCTTATCAGGAATTAAGAAACAACGAAAACTAAAAGGACTATGGCTAATCTTAGCGACCAAGAAAAAAAAGATATGCGTGAGTTGTTTGAGAATTACAACTTGCACCAAGACGACATTTTTACGCACAACCACTTCGTGATTATTAAACGATCGGGCATTGAGAAGATTCAAGCTCAAGAAGCTATTGAAGTACGTTACGAAGAGATCGTATCGGAGATTGACCAGGTGGTGCTCAAGGCTTTCGCTCATTGCGAGAGTGCGGCACAATACGAGGTAGTGACTTATGGGGAAGCAAGCCCTAAGAACTGCAAGAACGCTTACTTCTGGGCTACGGCTGAAAAGCGAGCTTTGAGTCGTGCCGTTCTGAAATGTGTGGGCTTGTACAAATTCGGAGTGTTTGGAGAAGACGAGAATGTCCAAGATGAGTGATTGGATCGACGACCTTTTTGAAGAGGTAGAGAGAGGGGAGGTGACGTATGAGATGCGATCGTACCTCCTCTCTTTGCTTGAGAAGTGTCGGTATTACGACAAAGTACACGAACATTATGTGACAGAAATCTTAGATTCGGACTTGTCAATGTTGAGGTTCAAGGAGTTGCACACAACATTTGAAATGAATAAGCTCGATGTGAGGTACGATTATGCTCCAAGTCAAAGGGAACTTTCTCGCTTCATTCGACGTATATGTGATCTAGAGTGAAACACAAACTACTTCAAACGCTAACGAGTCTAGATCTCACGGAAGCCTTCAAGACGAAAGGCGACCTGAAGCGTTGGAGTGCAAAGCGAACCATTGGCGGCTTGATTGCTGGCACGGCTTGTAATGACATTGTGTTGAACGGAATCTCCTGGATGGCGGTCGTATTGGCCGCCATTTCTATTTTACCTATCTGTCTTTCATTTACCGAAAAACAATGCCAAGGCGAGTAAATCCTTTCAATCTACCTTACTCCGACGAAGACACATACAAGCCATACATACTGCCTAAGAAGTGCAAGAAATTGCTTGTGCTCCCCGATGTTCACGTTCCTTATCACAACGTCAGAGCATTAACAGCAGCTATCCAATATGGTCTTGATCGGAAAGCGGACACCATCCTCATCAATGGGGACTTCCTCGACTGTTATAGTATCTCTTCATTTGAGAAAGACCCTCGACGGAGAGGCTTTAGTGACGAGCTGAAGATGGGACGTTCGATCCTGAGCAAACTACGTGAGTTGTTTCCTCAGGCACACTTCATATACCAACTCGGCAACCACGAGGATCGGTACGAACGCTTTATGAAGTCAAAAGCACCAGAACTGTTGGGTATTGATGAGTTTGAGATCAACAACCTCCTATGGGCTGACAAGTATCAGATGGACGTGGTTCGAGACAAACGCTACATAGAGGCGGGCAAGCTCACCATTATGCACGGACACGAGATCAGCGGGGCTAGTAGTAGTAGCCCAGCTCGTGCGTTGTACAACAAGACCAAGACCGCATCCTTGTGTGGACACCATCACCAAAGTGGTGAGCACACGGAGAGGAACGTAAGAGGCAAGGTGGTGACGTGCTGGACGATGGGGTGCTTGTCAGAACTCACGCCAGCGTATCGCCCAATCAACAAGTACAATCACGGATTTGCCTTTATCACGATCAAGCGTGGTGGGATGTTTGAGGTCGAAAATAAGCGAATCATTGACGGCAAAGTAGTGTAACAAGAGTGTACATAAAAACGTAAGCTAGATATGTGGTCAACCTACATTATGAACTTTCTCCTTTTGCTTACCGCATACGGGACAGAACCATCTCCTGGTAGCCAAGCCTCGGAGTTTGACTTTAATCAAAATGGGGTGATTGATATGGAAGACTTCCTTCATATGCTCTCTATTCAACCGCCACTCGGCAAACACACAACTCAATGGAAATCTTAGCTTACTCCATCACCACGATATATTTGCTTCTAGTAGCTGGTGCCTTCATTGTCGAATGCAGGAGGGTATGAGAGTTTTTCCAACGATCATACACATCCGCGCCTCAAAAGATCTCAAGTTCCTTGAGTACAACGCGGGTCGATGCCCAGTAACGGGCAAATTGCGAGCTGACTACATTGTTGAAGAACAAAGTGTAATTGAGTTCTTAGTCTTGCCGCGCGTAATGGAACTTCTACGCGAATCATACCCTGAGTTTCAGGATCACCCCGAAGGGGAGTCATTTCAAGTCAAAGTAACTTGGATTGATTGAACGTTTTATCTATCTTTGCTCAATGAGTGAGATTAGAGAATTGTGTGTGCGGCTTCAAAAGCTGCGAAAAAGAGACGGAGTTAGTTTAGATGTCTTGGCTGACAAGTCTGAGATTGACAAGTCAACACTCTCCAAGTATGAGCGTGGAGTTCTTTGCCCGAAGTTTGACACCTTAAAGAAGTGGGCAGGTGTTCTAGGTCACGATCTTACGATGGAGATTCGTCCAGCGTTTGAGACAATTCAAGGTTGAAGTAAGTCTCGAAAGCCTCTATGCAAGATTCTAACCCTTTGCATATGAGAGCTTGATAACCTCGCTGTTGGAGGTCAGCTATCCAAGCACGTTGGTGTGGAGATGGTTGGCCTCCTTTCTTTTTGACCTCGATACATAGGCCGTTGTAGCCTTCTCGTGGCTCATAAAAAATAAGGTCAGGGATGCCCTTACGATACCCCTGACGCTTTATTTGTCTTGCCTGATTGATGCTCATCCTTGCACCACCAACTGTGGCACAATAAAGCAACTCAGGGTATTGATCACTTACTAGCTTTACTAGCTTGCTTTGGATCTGGTGCTCTGTCATCTAGAAATTCATACCAATCAACCTCGCTTGCGTCAAAGCCTGGGCAAAAGGTGTTACGGAACTCATTGTGGGAATGCACGGAAAGCTCTTTCCCTGATACTTGACGGAGTTCCTTGATCAAGTATGCCACCGCTTTTTGCTGTGCAGGAGAGATGGTGACTGCTGCTTCTCCGTCAGAATCAAGACCGCCAACGAAGGCAATGCCAACGGCATATTGATTTTGCCCAAAGCAATGAGCACCCGTCTTGTGTAGATCTCGACCTAGCTTAATTTTGCCGTCATACTCTACGTATAGGTGATAGCCGATGTCATACCACCCCTTGCCTTTGTGAAGGGAACGACACCACTCTACGTCATATTTCTTTTGACGCTTGGTTGCCGTATGGTGAATGACAATCTTGTCAAAGGATTCTTTGATTGCCGATCCTGAGAGATCAATGAGCTTCTTAGGCTTCTTAGGACTCTTTGACATTATCCTTGACGATTGCGTTGATCACTGTGTCAAACAATGCCCACACTTGAGTAGGCTTTTGAGATGGGATCAAATTGATAATGACCTTTGCGAAGGCGAGAGTTGCAATAGCTAGTTCTCCCCAGTTGCTTACGATAAATTCAACCATATATATTTTTGATTTTGGTTCAAGCGTAAGATAGGGAAGATCATAGCAACATTTACTCTACTTTGTTTTTCGCCAATAGCAGTTTGATCTCCTGAATATCACTCAGAAGTTGTTTCATATCCTGTTTGAACTCTGCCGTGTCGTTCTCTAACGCAGTGACACGGGCATTCAACTTGCTATATTCAGATTGGAACTTAACCCATCCCGCGACAAGTGCGCCCGCAACAGTTAGAAATTCAAAGTGTGAAAGGTTCTCGATCATAACTCAAACAGATGTGATTGTAATGGATGCAGAATAGGTGAATACGGTAGTTGCCCCTGGGGTTACTTGAATGACAAGGGCGTTGGTGGTCAATGAGGTCAGGTCGGTGATGTCAATGTTCAAGTTGGTATTCCCCGTGGTCGAGTTGCTCGTTGCGCCCGTGGTGGTGTTGTAATGTAGAACTGTGACTCCGTTCTGGACATTCGAGCTAGTATATACGTGAACGTGCGTAGCTTTGTAACCATTTGGGATCGCATTGAAGGCAAAGATGCTCCCCGTTGTCTGATTGATTTGAACTCCAAGTGTATTTGAGGTATCGTCCTCGATACGTGTTAATACGGTAGCACGACCCAAATCGTTACCCATAAATTCGGTCGGCAAGACTTTAATCAGGGATGTGCTTCCGTGCCATCCTCCACCGCCTCCACTTGCGGTAGCCCACGAGAGAACACCGCTACCATTAGTTTGTAAGAATTGACCACTAGACCCGTCATCGACCGAACTTAGAACGCCTCCAGGACTAAATGTCGCAACCTCCACACCCGTTTGTCCCGTTCTTTGCGATGATTCATTGTTGTCAACATCGGCAATGGTTTGCAACGCCACAAGGTCGTTTGATACACTAACCAAGTCGCTTTCCATCGTGTCCAGGTTTACGGGCTGAGTAACCGAGAGATGACCCAATTTAGTTACCCCTCCTGCCGTGGTGAACTTATTGGTTGAACTCGTGTCGTTAACTTGATCGGCAGTCAAAGGCTTCGATCCCGTTTGAACTGTAAAGCCCGTAATGTTACCCGTCCCCGCGTCTCGGCCAATACGAGATACACATTCAGCACTGTCAAGAATCTGAGCCTTCTCAGCCACGTCCACAAAATCCCTATCTTGATCAGTCTCAATTACCTCCGCAGAAATGACGTTGCTACCGCCAAAATTCATAGACGTAATTCCACTACCATTGATTCCTATGTAGCCTAGCTTGCTAATCTCTGCGGTCGGTAGGCCAGCGGTAGATGCGACTTTTGAAACTGGCCTTGGTCCTGGCAATGGAGATGGACCTCTTCGGAAAATCTTGTTGGCAGCGACACTTGTAGTACCCGTGATCCCCGATCCCAAGCGAGCAATCTGAAATCCGTAAAGGTCATATTGACTTGCCATTACGTGATGCGTACAAGTCATCACTTGAACTACGGCATCAATACTCCCCTTCTCAATGACAACTCTTCGTAAAGGCCAAATGAAGGGCAAGTGGTGATCCTGAATCAGTAGGGATAGGTTGTAAACCTCTCTCAGTCTTTGTCGTATTGCTAGGTGCTCATTGGCTACGACATCCATAGATGCCTTGCCGTCACCACTAGCGGGGGTTCTTCCCGAAGCCGATTCGCTATACCAAAACTGACCATACCCATCCACCTCTGTGCCATCTAGGATGTTACCAGGCTCACTAGACTTGAGCATACCTATATCACCAAAGAATGTATCTAGGCGACTAGCAAGCAAGGAAGACCCCCCATCAGCTGTTTCTAATCCTCTAGGATCGTCAGACGATGCAACGTACAAGATGTCTTCATCTTCTATATCTTGTCCTGCTAAAACACGGAAGTTGTGAAAGCGGCAAGCCTCATAAGGAACAAATGCCGCGCCAAAGCTCACGGACTGCATAGTACCAGCTCCCCCTACATTTCGCCAAACGACAACCTCAGCGTCAATCTCAATACCTT